TCTTAACTGGTCTTTGTCATGCTTGGCTAGCTTTGCAGCATCAGTTCTTTTTCCTTCAAGTTGCTTTTGAGCAACACCCATTGCTTTTGCAAATGAAATTATTGATTTATTGATATCTCTAAAACCATGAGATAACTGACTAGAAATATCAGTAAGTATTTTTGCCTGCCTTAAATCTGATTCTGCCTGCTTTCTTGCATCACTTGCTGAAATACCCATTATACATTTATAAATGTAAATAACTATTTAAAGTTTTTAGCCATATTCCTTCCCATTGGAGGCATTGCATTATTATTTGATGATTCTTTCATCATTTTTATATGTGTTGCAAAAAGTTTTTTTAGATAGTCTATAGGCTGATTATCTACTTTTTCTTTGTCCCACCCGAACTGGCTGGCACAGTGGTAGTAGATTGCATATCTGAACTCTTCAAAGCCTCCGAGCTGATGAATGTTTCCATCCAGTCCTCTATGTAGGTCGTTAAAGGGTGTATCTTAACTATCTCCCTTAGCATTCCTCTAACAATGTTTCCGTCCATCATGTTTAGAGTTGTAATGTCACCTGTCTTAAATGGTGCTTTTTTAATTGTCATAACTAGTAAATTCATTCTATATCTTGCCAAATCAATTTTTGGCTTTGTAACATCACTCAAATCAACGCTGTCATTTATCAGCTTTTCAGTCTCACCAAAATTCAAAGAATCTTCAAATTCCACAATTTCTTCCTTGTCTTTGTATGTTATCTTGATAGGTATTAATGCCATATGAAAACTGTACTATATCTAATTTATAAAGGTTATGTTGATGTTATTCTAGCAGATTTTGCCTTCCAAGCAACATCTTCAAATATTGGTTCTACTGGCTCAATTCCACTTATTGAGTGGTCTCCTATTGAAACACCACTCAATTCTATTTTTAATGAGTCACTTCCACTTACAAAGTTTAATTCAATACCTACTGCATCAGTTGTACCAGCTAACTGGATTGTGTTACTTGTGTCCTTTGCTTGGTTTAATACGTGTGTTGCAATTTGTGAGTTCTTGAATGATGCCTTGAATTTACCAGTAATGTCTAATGCTCTCTTGTAAGCAGATTGAGCATAGTGACTTCCAATACCATAAAGTAATTCTGAGTTTGTTGCCCAGTTAACATCACAGTCTTGTATTTCTCCTATTGCTGTAAGAGAAGAACCGTCATGTACTTTGAAATGACCATGTGCAAATGTATATGGGTTTCCTGCTTGTGTTTGTGCAGTTTGTTGTGTTATTGCACCACTGCCATTAAGGGTTGAACTGACTTCTTTACCAAATGACATATCAATTGTTCCATTTACTGGCTGACCAATACTTGTTGACAAACCGATTGAGTTTACAACACATCCACTTAATTTTCTTAGTGTATGATCTGTTCCCATCTGAACTGCTATTTCAGTTGTAATTGACCTACCAGTCATAGTTGTTGGAGCATTACCTTGACCCAAATTTGCAGGATATACATGAGGAGTACTTGCATCTGCTCCATAAATTGATTCAAACACATTATGAGACACTACATCATCAAATACAAATCCAATGCCTACAGTTCCTGACTGTTGTCCAAATGCAAAAGCAGTTGTTTCAACTTGACCTAGTTTATTAAAATTTAATCTGTTAGTGTTTACTGATAGGCTTGTTACTTTTTGGTTCAGTCCAAATGGCTTGTCTGTTGCCACTGCTGTACCGAATGTGGATTCATAATCATAAAATACAGAGGACGAGCCACCAGTATAAACTACCATACAAGTAAGACGAGTTCAAGGTATATAAAGATTTTTAGGACTAGACTGGGTCTGATTTTCTATATGATATGGTTACTATATAACTATACATGTTACGGTACTGGTAGTTTCTGCTGTACGAGCCTATTACTCGTAAATCAGTATATGTGTCACCTACTATGTTTTCCTTGATAATTTTTACTATTTCTTTGACAACTTTATCGTGTCTTTTAATGTCCTGATACGTACGAATATCCAGCTCAATTATCTGTTCATGCCAAAAAGCAGTACCACCAAGACCAAAATACTCTATATTCTCACCTTTTGGGGATACAATAATCTCATCACTTCTGTCATCTATAAAACCTACTGTTCTCTTTTCCCATACTTTAGTTATGTGAGGTGGGCGTAAACTAGACCATTTAGTTCTGACTAGGTTTATAATATCATCTACTGCATCATATGTAATTATAGTCATAACAGTTATTTCTCCCCACTACTATATGTATATTCGTCTCCGTAAGGAAATCCATTTTCTCCCCAATCCTCATTTGAATCAAATGAACCTTGTGGTGGTCTCATATCTCTCGTGTGTTCATCCCATGTTACATCATTGTCCCTACTTGATCGTCTTCCAACATACCATATTTTTCTAGCAACAAGATATGCTATACTGTCAACCAAATCTTCCATTTTGTCATCACTCCAAGATACATTGCCTTCTATTTTTTTTACTCTTCTATATTCATCTTCAAGTTGCATTTGTGACATTGAAGCAAGTTTAGTATGTTCTACCCACAATTTTATTGCATCTATGTGAGGTTTTTTACCATGTTTTTTACCTCTAAGTCCTCTTTTGCCAGCAGGATAGTATGCTACTTCCCATCCATCAGGATATACTCTTCGACCAAATTTATCAGATTTAATCAATGAACCTGTTCCATATTTATAATTTTTGAGTTTTTCCTCAAACGGTATATCATCAAGTACGTCATCTGGAACTTCATTTTTTTGAAAATTTTCTTCTGGTTTTTGCATACCTTTAATCATCTCCATAAGTTGTTCATTAGTCATTCGATCATCCAGAAATACTGTTTCTTTTGGTATGTCCAACGGTACTTTTATAGCATTTCCATCAAAATATATCTCATCATCTTTAAGTTCATCATTTCCACGAAGTGTTCGTATTTTTAAACTTGATTCTCTTCCTATTAATTCTCTTTCAACTGCTCTTATAGAACGACTGTATATATGAACCATCTAAGGAACCACAAATACTTCTCGTCTGTTTGAGATACAAAGGTCAATATCGTCTTGCCAATATCTTTTTGACTCACTAGGAGATACTGTACCACCAGTTGGTATCTCATCCATACGGAATGAAGTATTCATTACTTCTATTGCAGTCATTTTAATTACAGCATCTGCAATGTCCAATGGTATTGTTGTATCACCTGCATAGTTTTCACCACCATATCTGTAGGTTACTCTAACTCTATTTTTTCTTAGAATAGTAAATAAATAACCTCTTAAGTGTAATGTTCCTCTCTCGTATTCTGCATGATACCATTGGTCTTGACCTACGATATTTTCCCATGAATCTGATTCCCCTTTCCAAATTTCTATCTTATCCCCTGCTGAACTGTCTAAAACCTGTATATTTCTATGTTGTAAGAATATTGGAGTACCCCATCCAAATGTATATAGCAATGGCAAGTCGTGAACTTCTCTTGTAATCTTTTTAGTTTTCCAAGTATGACCTATTCTTCTGTCCAATTCCTCTTCTTTTCTGGCAATTATCTTGCGTACCATTTCCTTGTTTGGAGTGGTTGTACTGGTTATAGGAACTCTTAAAAAGTCACTAATGTCTCCAACAGAACAATATGTAGTAGTGGTAACCATGATAATATTATATATAGTACTTGATATTTAAAGATTTATTTGTAAACAACTAGATATTTGGCACCAGTACCAGTAACTTCTGCATAAATACCGTCTTCAAATCTTCTTGATATATCTTGAATGTTTTGAATTGCTTCACCATATACTGTAAATTCTGCTGGGTCTGAGTTAGCATCTCCATTATGGAAAACTACTTTATCTCCACTTGCACCTGCTTTTGTAACATGTACTGAAACTATTACACCATGTCCAGCACAAACTGCACCGTCAGCAGATATGTCTTTTACATTATGATTTGTATAAGTCATAATAATTGATATTATTGGTCATATATAAACATTATTAGTAAAAGAGAAAAAATATGACTAGGTCTTAGTCTAGAAACCGATAACTCTGATACGAATAGTCATAGAATTGACTGCTGTATCTGAAGCATCTAATTCCTCA